TCCAAACCATTTAAACCGGCTTGCGTTTTTGTTAACGATGCCAACAACGAACCAAGTAAAACAATGACCAATCCAATTCCGGAACCAATAAACGCAACTTTTAAAAACTTCATCGCTTTTGTGCTTCCAATTGTTGCCTTGCGGAATAATCGTTGTGTAAAAGTTAGTTTTTTGACCGCCTTGTCTTGTGCAACGGTTTGAACGGTTGTTTCCTGGGTTTCCTTAGACGCCATTTTTTGCGCTTTGGACATCAACAAAATAATTTGTTGCAATTTCCCCATGATACCGGACAACGCTCCGGACGTGTCAATCGCTCCGACCATTGATTCGGTAAAAACGCCGGTTTCCTCAATTGCTTCCTTTACTTGTTCTTTGTAATTCCCGACGGATCGTTGCGTTTGTCCGACTGACTTGTCGACCGCCTTTAATTTTTCATCCAACGCGGTTACTTGCGTCAATAATTTTTTCGCTTCGTCCGTGTTTTCTTTGCCGGCAACCGCTAAATTTTTATATTTTTTTCTAAGTTCGTTTAACGTTTTGGATTGCTTGTCGTATTCCCCCGTCAATCCCTTGTTTGCCTTTGCTTGGTCTTTTACAACTTTTCGTTGTTGTTGAATTTCTAATTTTAATTCTTCATTCGCAACCGCTTGGTCGTCGGTTAATTCAATTAGTTTTTTTCTTAATTTTTGTTCCTCCTTTGCAATTTTAACCGCTTGTTTTTTTTGTTCGGTCAATTTGCCATCCGTGTCTTGTAATTCTTTGTTTGCCTTGATTAGTTTTTCCAATTGTTTTTCCAACTTTTCCAATTGGTCTTCTTGGTCGTCGGTTGCTTCCGTGGAATCCTCCGTTGCTTTTTTAGTCTTTTCAATTTCCGCGCGAAAATTCTTTTGTGCGCTTAAAAAACGTTTTTCAAGTTTGTCGATTGCTTTTAACAACTTATCGATTGCGCCGTCATCGACTACTAAATCAGAATATTTTATTGGATTACCTTCGGCCATGTTCTTTGATTTGTTTATTGTTTAAATCAATTAAAATATAAACTTCTTTTACCGTCATTTTCTTAATATCGCGACCGTTTGCGTTTGAACTTAAAGTGTGACAAAGTTCTTCAAATGCTTTGTCGAATTCAATTTCGTAACTTCCCGACCCGTTGAAAGTTTTTGGTTTGGCCAAACTTAACAAATAACGTTCTATTTTTTCCGCAACATCGTCATCCGTACCGGTTAACAAATTGTTGCATAAAGCTAAAATACGGTTTTTTCGTTTAATGAATATATTTTTACGTTCAAGGTTATTAAACTTGGAAGGAAAGAACAATTTTAGTTCCGTTTCAAGTTTTTTTTTATCGAATCGTTTGATTCTTTGACGTGTCCAATTTCAAGTCCCCACGATGACAATTTATCCAAAATTGACCGCATATTATCGATTGAAAAGTCCGTCACTTTTTCGCCGTCAATTTTACGAACCATGCAAGCAAATGCCAAACCGCGAACGTTGTTTTCGTTCATTACGTTGTGATATGTGTTCCGCAAATTGTAAAGTTCGCCGGTTGCCTCTTTTGTCATTTCCTTTCCTAAGAATTGGAAGATTTTGGAAATTTTTTGGTCGAATGCAATCACGTCGGAACCCAATTCCGCGTCCAACATAACATATTTATTAAATGAATTGAACCGGTCGAACGGCAATGAATCGATTGAATCGAAAAAATCAATTTTGTGTTTTCCTAATTTAAGCATTTGTTTACGGTTGTGGCTACGAATAAAGGTACGAACAATATTCGAAAATCTAAACATCCAACAAACTCCGGAACGATGCAAATAAACGCGATATGATGCGCGAAACAAAAATCGCACTCAACCGCTTTTTGAATGATCCGATTCGGTGCGCGTCCGCTCAATTGTTCACGGATTCCCCACTTTTCACAAAGATTGATAATTGTCCAGGTTAACAACCCATAAAAAAAAACGTTTTCTATATAGTACACGTTTCCGGAATTGTTGCGGTTATATTAAATTTAAAACTTGCAAACGGATAGGAAAAAAAATCTTTTTGGTCTAATTGATTAAACGAATAATTCGAAAAAATGTCGTCTATGTCCTCCTGGATTGATTCGATTGAAACAACAACGCCGTTTGGAATTGAATTTGTTAATTTGTTTCGGACATCCCGTTTTAATTCTTCCGTGAAATAATAATTTGCGCCCTTAGTTGAATTTATTTTGGATAGGTTAACCCAAAATATGACTCCAAGTTCAACGTCGTAATAATTCGTTATATTGCGTTCAAAATCCCCGTTTATTGTTTGCGTTCCAACCTCAAAAAACGACATCGCTTGTAAATTATCGTTGAACTCAACCGGATAATAATTTCCATTTGATTGATAAACCCACGGTTCCGCAAATTCCTCTCCGTTGCGGTTTGTTTTTTTAATGTACGAACGTCCAAAACTATGCGTCAACCAAGACAACGAACCAAATAAAGTTTGAAGTTTTCCGATTAGTGCGTCAACAAAAACGGCGTTTGGCGGAATTGGAACGGTTGGGTTTGCGTATGAACTCATAATTTAATTTTTTTTCTTATTTCTGTTAACAATTCCGGACGAATTATCATTTGACTAAATTGTGAAACACTCGAATTTGTTAATCCCAAAACTTTTTGTCCGTATCGTTTTAATAAAAACTTTGTTTTAAAATCGTTTGCATTAATTTGAAATTGTTCGTTTCCGATTACCACTTCAAACGACTTATAAAAATCCCCCTCCAATCGTAAAGTGATCCGGTCGGTCGGTTGTCCAATTCGATTTTTTAATTTTTCATATGGATTTGAATACGGGAACGGCTCCAATCGTTTTCCATCGCTTCCAATCCCCTTTTCGAACAATTGTTTTTCCGTGTTCAATTCAATAATTTCGTTTGAATTCTTTTCAACAATCGACCGGACAACCTCAACAATAAAATCGTTTTGAATTGTCCGCATTGTTTTCCGTAAACCTTCAAACGGTAACGCCATTTAAATTCCTCTTTTAGTAATTCCAAATTTTTTGTTGCATGGTAAACAAGGCGAATCGATTTTTGAAAAATCAAAATCAACCGCTTTAATTGTGTCGGATAGCCTTTTCGACAATCCAGGTTCGAACGTTTCTTGGTCGCCCTCTAAATCCCGTATAATCATATTTTGTGAAACGTTGGCAATTCTATTCAACCGCGTTGAATGTTTCATATCGTTTAATATATCGACCGCGACTTGTTTCCCAATTAAATCCGTTAAAACCAATTTTTGTTCGCATAAATATTGCGAAATATCACATTGAACCGTTACGCCAAAATTCAATCCAAAATTGTTTGTTTCCGTATATTTCCGCTTTGTATAATCAAACATTTGCGTTCCGTTTAAATCGCCGTTGGCAACCTCAACCGGGACAATTCGAACAAAGTTCAATCGTTCATTCCAAACCTTCATCGCATTTGCACCGCCTCGACAAGTGTTACACGGCCCATTCATAAAATTAAATTCCTTTTTTATCGCTTGTCCGACAATATCGTTTTGAAAATAACCAATGTAAAACATTCCGCCGGAATCGTAAGAATTGGACAAATAAGAAAAATCAATTGTTTCCGATAACGTCAACCATTCCAACGAATTTGATTTTGTGGTCGTTGCCGTAATTGTTTTTATTGGATCAATTTGTGACGTATGAAAAATATAAATTGGAAGGTTTGTTTGTGTTCCCGTAAATTGCAAACCGATTTTATCAATTATTACCTTTGCGCCATACGACGGAAATATTTCAACCTCAACACCAACAAACCGACCGTTTGAAATGACCGTGTCTTGAAACCGTCCAATCCCATCAAATAATTTTGAACTATTCAATAAAGTTTTTGTCGATTCGTTTAATTTTTTTTCCAGGACAACTTTTGTCAATGCCTTGTTAATACCGGATTTAACTTTTTCAATCAAATAATTATCGATTGTTTTGTCCTCCGGAATAGTGTTGACAATATTTTCAATGCTTAATAACGGATGAAAGTCATTGTAAATCAAACCGGAATCGCTTTGTAATAATCCCGCGTTTGTAATTTGCGGAACGCTTGTGTTTGCATCGTTTCGCCACCCTAAAAGTGACGTCATACAAGTTTGAACTATTGTTGGATTAAACATAAAAAACGCTTTGTTCAAATATACAAATTTGAAACGAATAAAAAACAACACAAAAAAACCGGTTCAAAATGAATCGAACCGGTCTAACTAAAAAAACAATATGAAAAACAAAAATCTTTGTTCTATGCGTCTAATTCCGCTTTGTGTATTGCTCCGGCGTTGTTTACCGCGTCACGGTTGTAAGCCGTAATAAATGCAACGTCCGTTGAGAATATAAAAGTTTCCTTAACTGATGCCTTCAATTGTGGTTGTGATCCACCGACCGCCGTTTCGTTGTCCGCACATTCTTTAGAATATCTTAACGCCATGTCTAAATCAACAATTGGGTATCTAAAAATATCAAAGTAGTTATTTTCGTTTATTACTTCGCCGTTGATTGCGTCCGGAATGTTTCTATTCATTGTTGCCAAAGAACCCTTAGGCATACAATAAACCGTTGATTCCTTTCCGCCCGCCGTATCAACTGATACACGGTTCGAATATCCGAAATCAAATTGACCGAATTGAAAAACTGAATTTGTTCCGTTTTGCGTTCCTTGGTTTAGGTATTGGTTAACCGTACTTTGTAAAGTTGTCGAACCTAAAACGTTGTATCGTCCTTCGAAATCATCCCCTTGCATGATAACGCCTAAATCGTTAAAAAAGAATTGTTTTTGGGCCGCCGTTACTTGAACCGAATCCCCTGCTAATGCTCCGTATTTTGCACCCGCTCCGACAAATGGCGATCCCATAACCGCAGTCTTGTCCGCTTCTAATTTAGTGATTCCGGCCGCGTCTAAAGTTTCCGCGAATTTCTTCCCGTATCTTAAAATTTTTCTTTCAAAGTCCGCGTTGTATCCGATTTCGTTGTTTGCGTATTGACCTGGAATCATTGTGAATCCAAATTGGTACGTTGCAAAAGTTACCGTAACAAGTCCGGAAACGCTCTCGTCGTTTGCAATCGTACAAGTTCGCGAATTGCTAATTGTTACTGATTCCCCGTCAATAACCGGAATTTGTAAAGTGTTCCCCGCACTCATTCCCGCCTTTTCAAGAATGTCCGGTGTAATTATTGAATCCGGATCGGTTGTGTCTTCGACGAATTTCGCCCATGCTCCGTAATTTGATAGTCTGTCTTCGTACTTATCAAGGGAACCCGCGTACGCGCTTCTAATCGCTTGTAATCTAGTGTTTACTAAACTCATTGTAAAAGTGATTTAATTATTTATAAAAAATTTAATTATTGCGTCGTGTTTGTTTACCCTTGACAATAAACGACATTTACTAAAATACTAATTTTTATTTTAACGGCAACCCCTTAGAATTGTCCGCGAACAATTTATCAAATTCATTTGTGTAATCTTTGGAACCTTTGCGCATTCCTCTTGATGCCAATTCCTTCGAAATCGCTTCAAACAATTGCGTTTGTGTTTTTGCCGTTGTTATCGTTGCCGGTGTGTTCAATCGGTTTGGATTGTTTGGATCGACCGTTTTCGGATCAACCCCACCGCCGGCCGAACTTTCCTTTTTCAATAATACCGACGCCAATTTACTTTTTAATATATCGCCCGCATCCATTTTTGCCAATGTCTTCGGATTTAAAATCGGTTCGTTGTTTTCGTAAAAAGTTATCGTTCCGTCTTCCATTACCTTTGCGCCCTGGATAAGTTTTGAAACAATTCCGTCGACGTAACTTGTTCGAACGTCCTCCGGTAAATCCGCGTTGAATTCAAAACCGCTTAAAGATTTATTAATCAACGATTCAATTTTGTTGTTTCTGAATTTGTTTTCGAAACCGGTTAATTGTTCGTTTAATTCCGCAATTCTTGTTTCTGAATCGCCTTGTAATTTTTCATACAAAGATTTGAAATGTTCGGAACCGGCGGATTGTTCAACCGCTTTTTGCAATTCCTCGATTTGTTTTTCCTTTTCGCTCAACAATCCAGGGTTTGCGGTTTCTTTCAATTTCGATACTTGTTCCTTCCAAAACGTGTAACTTTTCACGCCTTGCGGTTTTTCAACACCTAAAACTTCTTTGAAGTCTTGGTCGTATCCGCCGTGAACTTTTCCGATTTCGTCGCCGATTTTGGAATCCCAATAGTTTTTCGCGTGATTGTTTAAAAGTGTTGCCACCTCCTCCGAATTTCTATAATTGTTTAAAAATTCGCTTTTTAATTCCGCGTTGTTTTCGAACGCTTCGTTGATTTGTTCAATGTTTAAATCTGACATAAATTTCCCTTTTTTATGTTATTTTTTTGTTTTGGTTTTTGGTTTGTATGGTTTTTTCTTCTTTGGCATTTATTCCGCTTTTGTTTCAACCGCCTTTTTTGTTGCCGGTTTTTTCTTTGCCGGTGCCTTAAAAGTTGGATCGTGTAAAATAAATAAATTAGTATATCCAAGCAACGCCATGATGTTCGTTTTTGAACCCTTTGTGGATGCACCTAAAATTTTAGTGACATAGTCCGATTGGTTCATTTTGATAATTGTTAAACGCGTGTCGTATTTTTTTAACATTGGCCGGTGTACTTGTTCAATAAATGCCAAATGGTAAAACCTGGATTCGTGTTCGTTAATTTCGGAAGGGATTGCAACATCGAACGCGCTCGATTGTTTAACGCATTCCGTCAATTTGTTTGGTTTAATTGTCTTCATTTTCTGAATTGTTTATGGTTATATAAGTTTTTAAAATATCGTAAATTGTCGCGATTTTAACGTCAAAATCCAATTCCCGACCGAAGTCCAAAACATTTGTTTGTTCGCGTTCAAAACGTGCTATAAAGTTATTAAAACGAGATTTAATAACAAAATCGTTTTGTTCCATCGCTCCAAAATTAACCAATTCCCGTGATTGTGCAACGGTCTTGTGTGGTTCCGGATTCAAATTGTAAAGAATCCAGGCGCGTTCGATTCGTTCGTCGTTGCCCTTGTATTTTGTCGCTAAAATTTGGCGATAAATTTGGTCGATTTCTTCGTCCGGTTCCCCGCTTGTTTTGGCTTGTGCGTATTCGGCTTGTAAATTATCAACCGATTTTAAAAAGAATTGGTCGCCATAATAAACCGTTGAGGACAAAAACGAATCGCCAAACATTAACCGCGCAACCGTGTCATTTGCAAATTTGTGGATTGCCTCAAAACTCGACGCAATCGACAACAAAATGTTTTGCCTGGATTCAAACGAACCAAACACCTGCGTTTCGTTCACTTGCTTTTCATCCAATACACGTCCACGAGTTCCGATTGTTACCTCTCGAATTTTATCCGCGTATTCGCTTAACTTTAATTTGATATATTCCAAACTTTTTGTGTCCGGAGAAATAACCGAAACCGGGTTGGACAAATTCGGATCGTCGTTTGTTTGTGGCGCTGGAATCTCAAAAATTGTTCCCGGCCCAATTTCCTCCGATTCGGAACAACTTGGACATTTTGTTTTTCGTGTCTTTATTGTTTCAACTCCGTTTTCAATGTACGTGAAATCCTCCGAAATGAATCCGTTGTCGCATCCTTCGAAATTGCAAAGTTCTTCGTAAGTTGTGATTATTGGAAATGTCCCGTACAAATCCGCGTATTCCTTAAAAGTGTCTTCGACCAAATATTTGTCCAACCTTCCAAGAACATCCGTGACCGGCGATTTTTTTTCGATTGTGTTCGAACCCTTCAAATTTTTATTCCAAAAATATGACGCCGGGCAATATCCCAGGCCGTGTAAATTTTCGACAACCGGTTCGCCAACTGTTTTGGCTCCGTCAACTTTATAAATTCGATATGATTCGGAATCGTAAACCGCAACCGTTTCGGAATCAACTTCAAAAATCAAATGGTGTATCGTTCCGTTTTTATCGGATTTGACATCGATAACTTTTGAAACGTCAATAAAATAGTAATATGGTTCGCCGTCGCCATCGGACGGCATATCAACAACCAAAATTGAATTAATCGAATATTTTAATTGTTCGAATCCAATTGTTTTGAAGAAATTGAAATCCCCTAATCCATTTTTTAAATATGATTTAAACGCGTCCGAATTGTCCGGATTCGAAAATTCATAATTGAAAAACGGGTTTTGGCCCTCAAAAATTCTAAAATATTCTTGATAAATGTCTTGTGTGATTTCAAGAGATACAACCGGCAATCGTAACAATTGACAAAATCTATTGTATTTGTCGCGCGTCAAAAACGATTCAACCCAGGACAAAAGTTCAATATACGCGGGATTTGTTCGGATTGATTCGATTTCCGTTTCCCCGTGTAGTTTTAACCTATTTTGATGCCGTTCCGCGTTTTGTAGAAGTTGACGTTTTGGCCTTTTTTTGAGTAGGTTTTGAACCTGGTTTTTTGATAATTGCATCGTTCACGAATTCAAATTTGCTTTTTTCCGAAATACTCCAAACGCTATTTTTTAGCGATAAAATAGAAACGGCGTGTTCAAAAGTAAATGTCTGAACACGTCCGTTTTTTTCTATTAGTTCAATAGTTTTAACCATTGATGTTATATTTGTGTTAATGGATCAAAGTCCGCCGGTGTAACAATTTTTTGATACTTCGACCAATCCTTTTTTAAGTTGTATGAAACCGCATGAGAATCGTTTGTTGCAAATCCCTCGTTGTTTGTGTCCCCAACAAAAAATGAACTAATCGCAAACCCCGTAAAATTTCCGGTTGTTTTTTCTTCGCAAATTATTTCTCCGTTTTCATTGAAAAAATAAACTACCAAATTCGATTCGCAACGTAAATCGAATAACGCCTGGATAACTGATTTGTCCAAAGATTTAAACATCCCCGTAAAAGTTGACGGATTAACACCAACCAATTCGGATTCGCCGTTTAACGTTGAGTTATCGCCACCGCCGTTTGTGATTGATTCGCCCGCCGTGATAACCGCTTCAAATACAAATGGAGTAACAACCGCGTGTTCCGATCCGGTTGAACTTGTGACCGTTTGCCAGTCAGCAAGCAACGTGATATCTTTTCCGGTTGTTCCGTCGAAAGTGTATCCGCTTCGCTGAATTGCAAATTTTTGAATTTGATTAAAATTTTCCGGACAAGTTTGAGCCGGAATGTTCCCAATCGCCGTTGGATTTGGGCATTGACATGATAATGACATAATTTCTTTCTTTATAAAGTTTAAAAAAATCGTGTTGGTTTCTACCCTTAAAAATCCAAACGGTGTTTAGTTGTAAATATACAATTTTTTTTTATTTTAAAAACGGGGCGAACGTGCGCACCGTTACAACCCCGAAACCATAAACAAATTTTTAGTTTAGGCCCATGTTGTCAAAGTTATTAAATATTTTTAATTCGGCGGATAAGTCGTGATAGGATAATTCAACAACAACCGAAACAAGCAAACCGGACAAATACAATACCGAACCCAAATCGTGCTCAGAATGGGCCACGTACGAACGGATGTCAAATTCGAAGTTTTCCCAATATTCGCGCGGAATGTCTTCGCCTTTTACCGGTTCTTTGCAAAGAATTTTTGTTTGTATTGTCATTCAATTACGTCGTTTAATTCCTTTTTTAATTTGTCTATTCATACCGATTTTGTCAAAACAAACATATCGAACCGCGTCGATTCCATGATTAAAATTATCGACCGGCTTGTTTAAATATTCGCCGTCTTTTGTTTTATACCATTGATAATTCGAAAATTCTTCAATTAAATTAACACTTTTTTTGTGAATTTTTATTCGGTAACGTTTTAAAATATCAATTCCGTTTGTGATTGAATCCGGCCCCTTCTTAACGCCACGAATTGCGCGATACCCACCGCGTTTTATTTCGGCGATTGATTTCGGTTCCGAACTATCCGCGATAATGTCATCCAGGGAACCAACTCCGACCGTCTTCAATTTCGCGACAATGTCCGGATTTGTTAATCCTTGTTCGAAACATAGTTCCTCCAACCAAATGTCGCCACCTTGATAAACAACGCGAATGATTGCCGTCGGATCATTTGTGAAACCAAAATCAAGACCGAACGCCGACCATTTACCAACCTCCGGAACCGTGTCGACCGTTTCCCAATTGTTAAAAATAACGCCTTCCATCGAACCAACTTCGCCCAATCCGTAAACCTTCCAAAATTGTTCGTCCCCGCTCAAAATATTTCCGTCCGTATCAAAAACCGGTTTCCTGGATTCAATCGCCTTAATGATTGATTCCTCCAACAATGGCCGTCCGGTCAAATGGTCGACGTTGTCCAAATAAGTTGATTTGATGAAGGAATATGAATTGTTAGGATTCATTAATTTCGAATGCACCCAAAACCGAGAAACCGGATTGAAGTCCAAAAATATTTTATCCCGTGTTCGGATTTCTAATTGTGTGAATGCGTCCCAACTTATATTGTTGCACTCGTTGATATATAAAACATCCCGACGCGCACCTCTCAATTTTGCGTCGTTATCCGCCGAAAAAAATTCGAAATAAAATGATCCAAGTTTATAAGTAAAATCCGTTTTGTTGTGTTTGTCCTCCTGGTATAAATTCGATTCAATTAATATCTTTAAAAAATCCCGGTATGCACCCCGTTTTAAATGCGGGATGGATTCGGCAACAATTGAAACCAATTTGTTTTGTTCCGATTTTAACGCCCAAACAATTAAAAATTGAAGTGTTGAATAAGTTTTCCCCGAACTTGTTCCGCCTTGATTAATTACGAATCTATTTTTTTTGAAACCTCCGGCGATTTTTTCAAACAAATTTGAAAGTTTCATTAATCCGAAATAAGGTCGTCCAATTTTTTATCCAGGCCGTCCGAAACGGAAATATTCAATTCGGTTTTGTTGGTGTTTTCGGTTCGGTTTTTCAATCCTAAATCGGACGCAATAATCGAAGAATTAAACGCGCCAACGGATGCACCGGTTATTTTGTGGTTGTAAATTTCGTGTGTTATACGCGTGACGATTAGGGCAAATTCTTTTGATTCTTTTTTATAATCAACAATTGTTCGCCATTCTGAATGACCGCAAAAAATCGAAAACCCTTCTTTTGTGTACGGAACGACCAAAGGTTTTTCAACTCGTTTGGCATCCTTTCCAACAAAATCAATTTGAATCCATGGATTGTTTTTACACTCTTGTTTGTATTGTTCGAACAAACTTTCCATTTCCTCCGGCGACTTAATCAATCGCGGTTTTCCAACTTTGTTTTTTTCTGTTGCCATCGTTCCGAATTTCTCTTTTTCGATTTATACTAAAATACAAATTTTTAAACGAATTATTAAATATGGCGTTTAGGCACTTAGGCGGAAAAAAAAGTTCACTTACTTTCTGATTCTTGACTTTGTTTATTTAATATATTATATAGTTTACTCCGCCAACTCCGCCAAGAAAGAAGAAAATCAAACTAATTAATATAATATAATAAAGTAACTAATTGAAAATCAAAGAATTAAAAAAATGGCGGTTCGAAGGCGGATTTGATGTTTTTTAAGGCGATGCGGTGTATTTTAGGCGGAACAAATTAATTTGAAACAAAAAAAACGATGTTTTCCAGGTTGCGAAATTTACGTTTTTAAGAAATGGCGGATTGATTTCGTAAATTAAGGCGTTAAAAAAACTTTGTTATGCCTTGTTTTTAGTAACAAAAAACGGTCGTATCGTTGTCTAAAATGATATAATAACGGTGTGTTTTTTCATCAAATCGCGGTCGATATGTTTCGCCGTCGATGTGTTTATACTTCAATTTTTGTGTGTTTTTATCCATAAAAAAACCGACAAAATACGGGTTTTTTGACGGTCTTAAAATGTCGT